GATACGGCAAGGACCTGGCCGAGGGCCCCGACCGATGCGGCTGGCTCATCGAGCAGCTCACGCCGACCATCTATCGCGCCACCGAGTTCGCATCGCACGCATGGGACGAGCAGAAGCGCATCGCGTCGCCGCAGCCCACCGCGTTCTCGATGGTGTGGAGCGTAGCCGACGACGACTTGTCGTCGCTCAAGCTCGACCTCGACGACGTTGTGCAGAAGACGATGAAGGGAATATCCGACAAGTACGTGCATACGAGCGCATGGCTCACCGGCGTGCCGAACTACGTGACACCGCACGTCGCGACGGGCACGAGCTTCTGCACGCCAGGCATCACCAAGCTGTACTTGACGGGCGAGATAAACACGGTCATCGAGCAGGCCAGCGACTTGCGCTATTTGTGGGCGTTCCTCGCGACGATCAACCGCCTGCCTACCACGGTCACGGAGACGCGGCAGTCGAAGGGCTTCGTCGCCAAGGGCACGTACAGGAAATTCGTGGATCATCACACGATCCACATCAAGGTGCCAGCCACGCGGTACAGGGTTGTGGCTCGACACGCCATGGCCATCACACGGCGCAAGCGCCACGAGGTGCGCGGCCACTTTCGCCGCGACTGGCGTCATCCGCCCACTCCCTTGTGTGATCATGAGTGGTATACGGCCGAGAGCGGGCACACCGCGTGCAAGCGGTGCGAGGGGCGACGCCTCTACATCCCGCCGCACGAGCGCGGGGACGCGACGCTCGGCTATGCCATGCACGATTACATAGTGGAGAGGTGAAGTCATGACCATCGACCAATTGCTGTTTCATCTTGTGGCCCATGGGCTGAAGGAGCCGCGAGTGGAAATGTCCCTCAGCCATGCGAATGAATTCCGCTGCTCTGTGTCCTGGCTCGGGGGCTGGCTGACTGTGGCGAGGAATGAGGGCGAGGTGTTCGAGAACTATCTCGAGCGCGTGTATCGCCTCGTGGTGAAGCCCTAGGTTGACGACGCGGGGCGATAGCCTTATACGCGCCAAAGGTGGGTTTTTGTAGAGATTTGAAATGCCAGGCGACGAAGGCAAAAGATTGCGCCAACGCGAGAGAAACCGCAAGCGCCGAGGGACAGCGCCGGGATCGCCGCAGGTCGGAGGGCGCAAGCCAGGCACGGTGGGAATGCGCCACAAGGTGATGGCGAAGATCGCCGAACACGCGCTGATGTCGGGCATCAAGCCCATCGAGGTGATGCTGCACAACATGCGCTTCTACCATGGGCGCGCCGAGTCCTTGCTCATGCGAGTCGTGGAGAGGCTGGAGGAGACCACCCTCACGGGCGACGATCTCAAGGAAGTGGTCACCAATCTCAAGGACATGAACGACTACCGCGAGCGAGCCACTGCTAACGCGCGAGACGTCGCCCCGTATCTTCACCCACGCCTGTCTGCCATCGCTGTGAACCTCACCAACGAGGCGCGCGCTCCGCTGCCCGAGGGACTCACCCTCGACCAGGCGCTGGCCAAGTACGAGGACAACCTGCGACGCTTCCCCAAGCAGATCGAGCAAGCTCCGTCCGTGTCTCTGGCCACAAAGGAACGCGCGTGATGGACGACACCCCACTCACTATGGAAGGTGATCACAGGTTCTCCGTAACGATAGGGATGGAGGGCGACCGATCCACCAACCTCAAGATATCTCTCAAGGCCATGGAGCAATTCCTTCTTGTGCATAGACCCGATCTCATGGCCCACGAGCTCAAGCTCGTATTGGAGGTCAAGTGAACCCCAAGGCCAGCTACTGGACGACGCCCGAGGACAACGACGAGGCGGAGCGCCAGAGGCGTTGGCAAGAAATTCTCGACGCCCTCGACACCTTTCGTGCCATGGAAGCATCAGACCTGTTCGGTCGACGCGTCAAGCTGACGATGGAGCTCAGATGACCTTGGCTTTCCTGTTGGGCTACCTCGCGGGCCTCGCCACTTACTTCATCATGGGCGTGCTCGTGGGCGTCTACATGGTCGTCACTAACTACGCGCGCTTCTCCTACGATGGTCGCCCACGATGGGTGGAGATCGTGCGCTTCACGTTTTCTGCGGGTGCTATGTGGCCTATCGTCCTGATCGAGGCCAAAGATGACATGGCCTCCTGACTATGCCTCGATCATCGCATGGCGCAATGAGCAGCTGCTCGCCTTCGAACGCGAGCCATGGCTGGCCACAGTCGCCAAAGAGCACTACAAGACCAACCCCACAGACTTCATCAACCACTGGTGCGTGACTGTCGACCCGCGCAACGCCCTCTCGGGGCGTCCTGTGAAAATGCCGTTCTTCCTCTTCCCACGTCAGGAAGATTTCGTACACTTCCTCAAGGCGTGTCTCGATGCGCAGGAGGGCGGGCTCGTCGAGAAGTCACGCGACATGGGCGCGACATGGCTGTGCTGTGCGTTCTCTGTGTGGCTATGGCTGTTCTATCCCGGGTCCTCGGTCGGCTGGGGCAGCCGCAAAGCTGACCTGGTCGACACCTTGGGCGACCCTGACTCGATCTTCGAGAAGATACGCGTCCTCGTGCGCTCGCTGCCGCCTGAGTTTCTCCCCGCCTCCTTCAACCCCAAAGACCACATGACGTACATGAAGGTGGTGAACACAGAAAATGGGGCATCCATCACCGGAGAGTCTGGCGACAACATCGGGCGAGGTGGGCGCAAGCTCATCTACTTCAAGGACGAGTCGGCACACTACGAACGTCCGGAGTCCATCGAGGCAGCCCTCACTGACAATACGCGCGTGCAGATCGACATCTCCAGTGTCGGCGCCCCAAACAACATCTTCCATCGCAAGAGGGACTCGGGCATCGAATGGTCCCCGGGCGACAAGCTCGAGAAGGGACGCACTGCAGTCTTTGTGATGGATTGGCGCGATCATCCTGAGAAGGACCAGGCATGGTACAACACGCGACGCCAGCAAGCCGAAGACCAAGGTCTCCTTCACCTATTCGCACAGGAGGTCGACCGTGACTATAGCGCCTCCATCGTCGGAACAGTCGTCCCGCTGGAGTGGGTCAAGGCCGCGACCGACGTGCACTTGCTCCTACCCAAGTACGGAGACTGGTTCGGTGGTGGGCACTCGGCATCCTTGGACGTTGCTGATGAAGGAGGCGACCGAAACGCCTTGTGCGTCTCAGAAGGCGTGGTCGTCGTCCACATAGACGAATGGGGCGAACGTGACACAGGTGCCACGGCACGCCGAGCCATCGAAGCTGTGGCCCGCTACGCCCCGGTCACGCTGCAGTATGATTGCATAGGCGTGGGCGCAGGCGTCAAGGCCGAGGCCAATCGCCTCCGCGACGAAAAGGACAGTGAAGGTCGTCCGCTGCTCAAGGGCGTGAGGCTCGTGCCATGGAACGCGGGCACCACACCTATCAACCCCGAAGCGCGCGTCGTGCCTGGCGACAGGAACAGCCCACTCAACAAAGATTTCTATGGCAACCTCAAGGCACAGGGATGGTGGGAGCTGAGGTGGCGCTTCGAGCGCACCTACAAGCTCGTGATGGCCCACCGATCAGGGAAGCCCCTGCCAAAGTACGACGTGCGCACGCTGATCAGCATCTCCTCCAAGATCAAGAAGAAGGCGTCACTCGAGAAAGAGCTCAACCAAGTCGTGCGCAAAGCGCCGACAGGGAAGATGAAACTGATCATCGACAAGAAACCCGAGGGCACCACGTCGCCCAACCTCGCTGACTGCGTGATGATGGATTTCTGGCCTGTCTCCACCTATGACACGTCCAACCGCTGGGTAGCATGATGAACAAGCCCATCCGCCGACTCTTCGGCGACACCCTCGCTTCCCTCATCTCCGGCCTTGGCGGGTCCAAGGACAAGATGCGGTCCCTCTTCTACTACGTCAACGAGCTCGACCGCACCACCCTCGACGCCATGTACCGGGGCGACTGGATCGCCAAGAAGATCATCACCATTCCTGTGAAGGATGCCCTAAGACAATGGCGCGACTGGCAGGCGGACAACGCTGCCATCGAGGCCATCGAGAAGGTCGAGCGCCAGCACAAGATCAAGTACAAGGCAGCCAGCGCTTTCACCAAGGGACGCCACTATGGAGGCGGGGCCCTCGTTCTGGGCGTCAAGGGCACCGGGCCTGCCAACACCCCGCTCGACCTCGAAGACGTCAAGAAAGACTCTCTCGAATTCGTGCATGTGGTCAGCAGATGGTCCCTCACCAACCAGGCGGGCCTCGAGACCGACATCATGTCCCCGTGGTTCCTTCAGCCAAAGATGTACTCACGCCAGGTGAAGGACTCATCTCCAATCGACATCCATCCCTCGCGCATCGTGCGCATGATTGGTGAACCTTACCCCGACGACGAGCTGTCACCTGACGGCTGGGGCGAGTCAGTGCTCGTCGCCATCCAAGATGCAGTGCGCCAGGCGGGGCTCGTGCCTCAGTCGATGGCCACAGTCATCGAAGAGCTCAAGGTCGACGTGATCAAGATACCAGGCCTGAGCGACCAGCTGGGCGACGAGGCGAGCACCACCCTCCTGAGCGAACGCCTCTCATACGGCATGCAGGCCAAGTCGACGCTCAACACCTTGGTCATGGACAAGGACGACGAATGGGAGCGCATCAACCAGAGCCTCACCGGCTTCCCTGATCTCATCAAGATGTACTTGCTTATTGCGTCGGGCGCTGCCGATATTCCTGTGACGCGCTTCCTCGGCCAGTCGCCGGCAGGCCTCAACAGCACGGGCGAGAGCGACATTCGCAACTACTACGACCACGTCAAGAGCGACCAGGTCGACAAGTACTCCAGCGCCCTCGAGACCCTCGACGAAGTGATCATCCGCTCGGCCACAGGCTCGCGCGACGAGAACATCTTCTACGAGTGGAACCCCCTGTG